GATCCCTCCCGGGAAACGTGCGGTGTCTCCGCGCATCCTGCAGGCGAGCATTCTGGCGTGGCTGCGCGGCACGCAACTCGGGTGGACGGTGGAGGACCCCGGCTACCTCGAGCGCATGGTTCGCGTCGAGCGCACGAACACGCCGAATTTCTGCGACCCGAATCGCGTGAATGTGCTTCTGGATATAGATTTGGTGAATCAGTTGGCGCGTATCGCGACGACCATCGACTCGTCGCCGGAGTTTGCATGCATCCCGCCGGTGCTGTTACCGGGCTCCTACGTGCCGGGCGGTGGCACGTTCCAGAGGTAAGCCATGGCCTTTTGCATCAAGTGTAAGGGCGTTCTGAATTTCGTCATCAACGGCCGCACGATGCGGCTGCAATCGGATGGCGACGTGACGGTCTTGGTGTCGGATCAGAACCGCAGCGAGGCGCACTATGGCGAGTTCACCATGGAAAAGAGAAATCCAAAGGTGAATGCCACGCTGCTCGTGCCGGTCGACATGTATGTGCGGCAAATACAAGAGCTTTGCGATGTGGCCATGGTGGTCGAGCTCTGCGACGGCCGCACGTTCTCGACCGAGCATGCGTCCAACATCTCGCAGGATACTTACGACACCAAGACCAACCTGCAGGCGGTTGAGATGATCATGGACGAGATGACCGAGCTCCTGCCGCTGCAGGCTGCGGCGTAAGGTGATCCGATGCCCGATAAGGAGTTCGCCCGGCTAGAGCTCCGCCAAGACGTCAAGACCGAGAGCGGGGGAACGAGCAAAGAGCTTGTTATTCGCCGCCCCTCTGCCAAGGACCTGCTCGAGCTCGCCGATATTATCAAGCCCGCTGATCAGGTCCGCTACTTTGCCAAGACGTGTTGCCGCGCGGTGAATGGTGGTGACACCGTCGGGTTCAACGCCAATGAACTCGACGCAGCCGATGCGGCAGAACTCTCTCAGCTAGCCGCAACGATTTATCGCGAGGGGGCCGACTATGAGCTTCCCGAGGAGGCGGGCAACGGCGTGACTGCGCCGATTGTCTATACCTTGCGCACGCCGATCACGCTTAACCGCGGGGCGGAGGACCCCGAGCCGGAAACGATTCGGCAAATCGAATTCCAAGCGCGCAGGCTCGCCGAGATTTCGGAATTCTTGGACACGCGCGCAGGAAGCGCCGATGAGTTTTATGCGTTCATGCGGACATTCGGCCACCTCATGGGCACACGGCTGCCGATGTCGACTGTTGTCATTCAAACCTTGGATTACACCGATTACCTGATCATAAGGAGCAAAATCATGGGAAAGCTCGCGAGGTCGGGCGGCAGGTGGAGGAAAACTTTACTCTGATCGCATTGCAGTATCGTTGGCCGCCAGGCTCGTGGGATCATTTGACGTTGGAGCGGGCCGGCCGATTGTGGGCAGCGCTCGAGAAGCGACACGAAGGGTTAAGAGGCCCGGTGATTGACGCAGAAGACCTCGAGTAAGCCATGGCCGACGTTCAATCGACTGCCACCCTAACCGTCAACGTAAGAGGCCAAGAGAGCATCGACGCTCTCAAGTCTCAGCTCGACTCGTTGAAGTCGACGGGCGAGGAGCTCCGCAGCGCGCAATTTCTGGACCCGGCAGCGTTGCGCGAGAACATGAACGCGCAAATCAGGACGACGCGCGAGGCAGAATTTGCGGCGCGCGGGTTCGGCGACGAGGCCGCCAACGCACAAAGGGCCTTAGAGTCGTTTGGCCGATCCGACGCGATGAAGCAAGCGCAACAAGCTTTCGTCGGAGCACAAAAGAATTTGCAGGAGGTTGAAGCGGCAGGCGGCGATGTAGAAACCGCGATGAAGGGCGTCAAGGACGCGGGCGAGGCCTACAACACGGTGGTCCGCGCCGAAAGGGACGCAAGGCGCGAGATCGGCCGGCAGATATCGGAGCAGCAGGCGGCGCTACCGACGCCGGCGGAAGCAAGGAAAGGCATTCCGGGCTTGCCGACCGCCGAGGAGCTCCGTGCAGGAGCCGCGCCACCGGCGGCCGCCGCCGAAATGCCCGGACTCAAGGACGCGGCCGCGGCTGCAGCTATAGCGATCGCCGGGCTCGGTGTGGCGGCGGGCGTAGCAAAGGGCGCAATGGAGGTTTTCAGCCAAGCAAACGTGGTCGCTGCCGAAGCCTCGCGCAAGGTTATCGAAACGGCCGCGATGGCACAAAAGGCCGGTATTGAATACGAGCAAGCTGCTGCGGAGCGCGCGGCTGGTGCTGGCTTGTTCGGCGAGAAAGGCATGGCGGATATTCAAAAGCGCTTCGCCAGAAACCTCCGCGAAGGCGGCAAGCAATTACAGGCGGACCTCGAGGCGATCGGCCTTAAGCCGGAGGAAGCGCCACCGACGCCGGTCGAATTCGCCAGGCGAGCGGCGGCACGGCGTGCCCAACTCCAAGAGGCGATCACGAGAGGGGACGAGGGCGCGCAAGCGGCCATGAACGCATTCGACAGCGCATTGCTACGGCGTGCCGGCCCGGCGATGCAAAAGGTAGTCGGGGAGCTAACCGAGCAGGAGATTTCCGACCGGGCAGCGGGCGCACAGAAAATCTCGGACGCTTTCACGAGCGACATTGCACCCAAACAACTACGCGACCAATCGGTTGCTTTCGAAAAATCGCAGGCCGAGCAGACACAAGCGACAAAAGGCTTTTGGGACCAAGTCGGTGAAGCGGCAACGCCAGGGCTGACAAAGTATAACGAGGCGGTCACCCAAGGCTTGGTCGAGGGCGGCCCGTCTGCGGCCCAAGCCGCTGGCAAATTCGCGGGCTGGTTTGCTGGCAAGACCGGCGAATACCTCCAAGGCAAGGCTGCGCAGTGGCAAGCGTACCAGGATGTTGCCAGCGGCATCATGGAGGGCGTGAAAGGCGCCATCGGCCTGGTCACGCCAACGCCGGCGGCCGCTGCCGAGGCCGTCGCCGCAGCACCACCTCCGCCCGAGCCGATCCCGATCAAGCCCGACCTCAGCGAAGTCAAATCCGCGGTCGAGCAAGTGCCGCTCAAGCCCGATGTGAGCGAGCTTCAAGCCGCGGTGCAGGAATCCGAAATCAAAATGCCGGACATCTCGGCGTTGCAATCTGCAATGGAGTCCCTACAGGCGATCGATCTGTCAAGCGTCGCCGCACAAATCTCAGCCGCTGGTTCGGAGCTCGGCACCACGGCCGCGGCTGGTATCACCGAGGCCGGCTCGAGCGGCGGCCAGGCTTTCGGCAGCGCGGCAGAGGCTGGCATCAACGCGGCAGGCGCGTCAGGTGGTGCGGCGTTTTCCAGCGCAGCGCAGGCCGGCATCACAGCCGCGGGCTCGGCTGGCGGTGCCGCTTTCGCGGCTGCCATCAACCCTGGCGCCATCGGCAGCGCGATCGGCTCGGCTGCTGCGGCAGCTATCAGCGCGGCAAAAGTCAATGTCAACGTGAACGTGGCCGGCGCCGGCGGTGGCGGCGCCTCGACCGGCAAGGATAGCGCGACATGAAACGCCCGAAGTGGGGATTGTGGTACTGGCAGCTCCTATGCCTCGACGGCATCGCTATCGGCGGACAAATCCACGCCATACAAACACACGCGCGCTGGGCGGACTTCTAAATGGCCGACTGCATTGACCCTGGTTACCCACGCCCACCGACCCCGTCGACCGTCGTGCCGGGGACCGGGCTTAGCCTGGCCGTCCCGACGTATTTGCCAGCCTCGTGGAAGGGCGTTCCTTTTTTCTGCACCGATACCGATGATGAATTTGGCCGGCGCGGACATCTGTACGAATACCCGCTGTCGGAGCGGGTGGCGTGGAAAGACCTCGGGCGCAAAGCCCGTCGGTTCAAGGTCAGCGGCTACCTGATCGGCGGCGACCAAATCTCGCAGACCAACGCCATGGCTGCGGCGGCGGAGAGCCCCGAGCCCGGCATGCTCGTGCACCCGGCCTACGGCTCGCAGCGTTGCGCGTGTATCAAGCTCACCACCCACCTCGACTATTTCAAGGATGTGCGCCGCACCAGACTCGACTTTGAGTTTGTCGAGGCGGCCGACAGCATGGCGCCGTTCCGCCGAGGGTCGTCGACGGCGGTGGTTTACACGGCCGCCACGGCGGCGATCGCAGCGGCAGCCCTTGGCACCTGGAATCCCGAGGAGCGCTCGAGTCCTTCGGCAGCCGAGGTCGCCACCGCCATCAGCCTAGCCTTGGCACGGTTGCTCGAGCCGGCAGTGGACGAGGAAAGTTTCGACGCCATCTCGGCACTTGAGCGGGGCGTGCAACCGCTCGGAGAAATTCCCGAGATTCCGGGCCTACCGGAGCCGCTTATAGGCATGGGCTTCCCGGTCGCTCGACCCGGCGCGATCTATACCGAGTTCAAGGATGTCATCGAGCCGATCGACCACGGCACCGCCATCGTGCGTCTGGTGCACGCCGATGCGCTCGAACGGCTGCGCGAGTTCAATCAGCGTATCGTCGATGCCGGTATTTCCGGCAATCTCTCGGTCGAGACGCTGGTAATCGCCGCGCGCCTGGCGATGGCACGGGACTATGCGCTCACCGCCATCAACACCGTTTACCGCACGGTCAGCGAGGCGCTGCAGGACCTCGATTTCATTATGGCGGTGTATGACGAGGAGGAGCAGGCGGCGACGCGGCGCTGCGACGACAAGCTCGTGCATGCAATCCGCGCGGCTCGCGCCGAGGCCGCGCAGGCAATACTTGCCGCCAACATCCGCTTGCCCGGCGTCGTCGAGTATTCGGTGCAAGGCGTGTGGCCCTCGCTGGTCGCTTCCCATAAATTCTATGGCGACGGGACCCGCTACGAGGAGGTCGAGCGCTACAATCCCGCAATGCCGCCGTTCTTTATCGGCCGCGAAGCCACGGTGCCGGCACGATGATTCCCAAGCTCAAGGTTTATCACCACCCGCTCAAGCGCTGGCCAAATCATCCATGCGTCATGAACATTCCCGGCTTTGCATACGGGGGCTGGACCGGCGAGGAGTCGTTCGGTCAGATTAGGCCGTTCCGCTATTACGGTTGGCGGGTGACGTGCTTTGCCACCATCAAAACCCGTGATCATTACTTCCAGCAATTCGACAGTGCGGTGTTTGACCTGTGGTTGCTGATGAACAAGGCGTTTGAGATGGGTGAGCTCCCGTTTTGGACGCCGGACGGCATCGGCTGGCAATCCTCGGTAAGGGAAAACCCCAACGCAAAGTGTGTGCCATGCGATCGGAAGGTCCACCCCTACACGCCACGGCTAGAGCGGATTTGGGATGGGCCGTCAGAGATACTTCCGCCTGGCCGGACGTGGATTGGATGCGAAATCAGAACCGACACGCGCGCGCCTGGCGGGCCTGCGCAGGTCGATCGCGATGTCAGGCGCGGCTATTGGAGCCACCACAGCCCGGCAAAGGCGCGCATGTATATCGAGCGCTGCAAGAACATGCCCACCAACGAGTACCCGTTGATGGGGTGAGTCATGGCCTTCGAGGAACGCGGCTCCTGCTACATCGCTTGCGGTGGCGTCAATTACGACAACATGATCAAGCTCGAGCTGCGCCGAGCAAAAGACGAGATGAGTTGCGAGGGCACGATCACGCTGTCCTGGCCTGGCGCTGAGATGTTCAACGCCACTTCACCCCCAGCACAGGAGCTAATCGATGGTGCGCGCGGCACTGCTATGCTCGACGGCCAACTTGCCGGCACTTTTAGAATCGATAGCCGCACGTCACACGGATCACCGAATTCGTTTACGCTTGACCTCAAGTTTCGCGGCCTCTCGAGCTCGATCGTCGACGGCGTCCCCGACCACAAGACGGGACAGGAGAATAAGAAAAAGCCAGGACAAGTCGCCAAGAAGCTAATGGAAGGCTACGAGCCACAGCTAAAGGATGAAAGCGGTGAAGGACGACAGATCGAGCGCTTTATCATTCAAGAGGGCGAAAGTGTTGAGCGTGCTTTACGGCGAGCCTGCCGGGAGTTTGGCCTTACTGCGAGCGAGAACGAGGAGGGCGATGTTGTACTTGCAAAAAAAGAATCGGAGGGCGGAGGCGGCGGAGGTCCGCTCATTCTTGGCCGTCATTTCCTCCTCTGGTCGGTCAAACGCGACATCAGCCCGCGGCACTCAAAGATCAAAGCCAAGGGCAACTCCATCCCGACCGATGACAAATACGGCAAGGACGCCGAGCAGCTAATGGGCGATGCGATCGACAGCTATGTGAAGTTCAAAAAGGAAATGCATCTCCTGATCGATACCGACCACGACAAAGAGACATTGAAAAGCCGCGCCAAGCAGGAGGCGCGCCGGCGCCAGGCGGACGGGCTCACCGTCGACCTCACCACCTCGACGTGGAGCGACGAGGGCGGCAAGCTGTGGAAGGTCGGCAATCAGCATATGGTTGTGATCCCGGTTGACCAAGTCAACGACATGCTAATGATTAAGCAGGTCAAGTTCGTGCTCGAGGACGACAAGCGCCACGCCGAGCTCACGCTCTGCCCGAAGGAAGGCTTCGGCGATTCGGGCGGTGGTGGGGCGGACACCGGCGGCAGCGCCGGCCAAACCAAAGGCGCGTTCTCGCCGAGCGTAGGAAGCGGTTCATGACCGTCACGATTCCTGGCCGTGCTTGGGAGCACATGGAGCACCTCTCGAACAAGGTGCGCAATGTGATCCGCCGTGGCTACCTCAAGAAGACCTACAACGACAAAAAGATGTTGAAGGGGCGCACGATCCTCGGTGAAGAAATCGAGTCGGACGACATCGACATCGTGCACCCGGTCGGCTACGTGAGCCATGTCAAGCCGGGCGACAAGTGCGAGACGTTAAGCTGTGACGTCGGCGCCGACGCCTCGCGGCGCATCATCCTCATGGTCATGGGCGATCGCGAGGAGCATCCACAACCCGATGAAGGCGAGGCGTTTCACTATGCGCCAGGCAATAAGAAGCAATTTATCCGGCACAAGAAAAAATCCGATCAAGGCGGCGGCGGAGGAGGAGGCGGCGCGGGACAAAGCATGCCCGGCTTGCGAGCTGGCGAGGGACAATCTGAGGGCCGCACTAAAGACAGCGGGCGGGTTGCAGGGATGCATTGGGACGGAGACGATCAAAAGGTCAGCGGCCAGAACAAGGAAACATTCCAGCTAAAGGGCGAAAAGGGCATCGGCTGTGCCACGGACGCAAACTTTGACATCAAAGCGCAGAACGCAACGCAATTCGAGGCCGGCAAGCATGTCCGCAAAGGGACGACGTACAGAGACGGCGACACGTTCACGCAAGGCATCGAGCACGCTAGCGACCATATCGCTGGCGGCGGCGCGAGTGTTGGTTCGTTACCTACAGCGCGTTTCGTTCCCTACAACATGGGAGGAGGAAGCGGCTTGCCACAGAACACGCCAGATGGATCGCAAAGCATGAGCGCGAGCGGCCAGCCCGGCAACATCTCGCTAAAGGGTATGGCCGCGGCGATGGGGATGGCCTCGGTGAGCTCAAGCGGCGAAGGCCCGCCCACGGGCGGCGGCATGAAGGCCGAAATGGCACAGATGCAGCAACAGCAGCAACAGCAGGAGGAAAAGGCCGACGAGCTCCTGCAGCGTATTATCCGAATTGAGGAACACCTCGGGTTAACGTGGCCGCCATGACCAGCGTTCAATACAATCCGCCGCATCACCTCTGCCAGCCACCGCCGGCGCGCTGCCGGACGCGCAACTATCCGCTGTTCTCACCGCCGATTGCCTCGCGCCGCATTCCGCTTTGCCGGCCGGTCTATTGCGAAGGCATTCAAGAGGGCGATCCTAATCTCAACGTCAATAGAATGGGCACGCTCGACCGCGTCGATTGGTTGCGCGGATGGGTGGCGGTGCAGCTATTCACCCGCGGCCAGGTCGAATGCGGCAACAATCCGCCGTATACCGAGCCCCCATACATTCCCAAAGGCCACCCGCGCCTCGGTGGGTGGTGGGCTGATTCCTTCCGCGGCGATCGCGTCACCACCGCGCGCGGTGCGGCCTTCCGTAGCGGCTCGAAACTGTGGACGCTGCAATGGAACCACGTCACCAACCAAACGCTGATGCAGGCCAAGGAGTTCGCGTTCGAAGCAATCAGCTACCTTGTGTCGTGGGGCATCGCCACAAAGATCGACATTGTGCCGTGGTATATCTCGCGGCGGGTGATGCGCTTGGACATCACCATCCACGGCCCCGGCGTCGGCGACGTGAATATCACCGTGCAGGGCTCGGCCATGCCCGACTCGCGCTACCTTTGGGAGGAGTACAAGCGTACGCCCAACATCGACTCACTCGGCCAGCGCTATCCGCGCTCGGTCCCAACCATCGAGGCCAATGCAGCATGAGCTACGACATCGCTGCGCTAGAATTGGCGCAACACTTCCTGATCGACGAGCCGAAAGCGCTGCGCGATCGCGCCGGCGAGCTCGCACAGATCATCCAAGACGCGGTCGACAATTGGATTGAAACCGAGCACGAAGAGCTCGATCCCCCGGAGACAGCATAATGGCCGTGATGACGGACATCGGCTGTACTTTACCGCGGCCGGACATTGCCGAACTCCACGACCAACTCACGACCGAGCTCTCAAAGCGCCTCCTCGGCGGCGCGCCCGTGTTGCCCATGACCACCGAGGACGTGCTCGCCTTCGTCATGGCGGGCACGACCAACCTCATGCATGGCTGGGTCTCGCAAGCGCTGCGCGAGAACGACCCGGCGTCGATGTGCTGCGACAACCTGGTCAAGTACGCCGCGCGCCACGGCATCAATCTGCGAGCTGCCACGCGCGCCAAGGGTTACGTCGCAATCAGCGGTGAACCGCGTGCACCGATTCCACCAAACCTCCGTTTCGTTGGCGCGGCCTCGCGCGAATATAAGCTCGACCCCGGCGTCACCTTCAATCCGATAATCCTCGACGATACGGGCCGCGCTGCACTGCGCGTTGTTGCCGCCGTTGGCGGCGCCGAATTCAATCTCACGCCCGGCTCTCCGCTCACGGTCTCAAGCACGACACCGGGCATCGACGGCGATGCTATCGTGATCGGCAACGGCCTGATCGGCGGCACCTCGAATGAAACTTGCGAGCAGCTACGCGCGCGCGTGCTGGCCGCCGAGGCCTCCGGCGTGCTCTCGACCAACGAGCGATGGTATGTCACTGAGACGCTTCGCTATCCCGGGGTGACTCGCGCCTGCATAGACGAATGCGAAGGCTGCTGTGATCCCAACAACGTGGTGATCTACCCGTTCATGGAAGGCGTCTATGGGGACGCGGTCACTGCGCCTTATGGCGTGCCGCCCGCCGAGGTCATCGAGGAGATGAACCGTTGGATGTTCGGTAGCAATCCGGGCAAGGGCGAAGGCATCGCTCCGGTCGGGATTACTGGCCGTTACGCCTGCGCCAAGCCGGTCAAGATCAACATCGTTGGGCATTGCTTCCGGCATTGTGCCAACATTACGGTTGAACGTGTTGTGAAATCGCTCAACACTTGGCTCCGGATAATGCTATGTGTTGGCTCGCCGATCTGCAAAGCCCATCTGACAAATGTAATCTACATGGCGGCTGGCGATCCGTGCTTCAGCGGCGTGAGCTTTAGCTTCAACCCGCCGCAGGGCATTCGGCGCGTTGACGATGCCTACATCGTAACTGAGTGTGGTTACTTGCCGGTGCTCGGCGAGTTTTCCGTAAGTGATGAAGCAAACTAAGCAAGCTCGATTGTGATTTTTGCCGCCGGAAATTCCGTGCGCCATTGCTCGGCTTGGGTCTGTGCTCTGGCCAGGTTGGCGAATTTACTGCTCATGCTGCCATAGTCGCTTTCCAGAGTGACGCAATGTCGTCCATCTGGCGTTTCCGGTGGCAGCGTCGGCTTCAGCGACATAAAAATTCGCGCCTTATATTTGGCCTGCTCGCGGCTCGTTGCCCACACGCAATTGCTGAGCTCGTAGTCTCCATCTTCATCCAGGCGATGGATGCTTGTTTTTTCGGGGCGCGGTCCCATATCAGCGAGAAAATTTTCAAAGCTATTCCATCGCTCGCACACTTTGATGCCGCGGCCGCCGTAGCGTACATTCTTGAGGTCTCGGCATCGTCCTAGCATCGCGTGCCAACTCTGGTATTCCGGTGTCTTCTTGCCATTAACGGTATAGCCGTGCGTTATCGCTTTTCCGCGTCTGCTGTGCTGATGATCTAACCATAGGCAGCCACAGCTTTGGGTATTGCCACTATGGAGAGCATGACCGAGCACCGTTTTTTCATTGCCGCAGTCACATCGAACAATCCACTTTGCATGTCGACACGCCTTTGACCTTTCTACTCCTGCAAAACCGATGACCGTTAATCGACCGTAGCGCTGACCCATGCGATCAACAAACGGTCCTCTTCGATGACAACCGCAGCTTTTGGTGCCACCGCACATTAGATTGCCTGCGGCAATAGCCTTTTCTTTCCCGCAGTCGCAGCGGCACAGCCAATATGCCTTTCTACCGTCCGTTTTTTCAAACCGTAGCACAAGCAGCCGGCCGAAACGACGGCCCGCAAGATTTTTCCTTCTCACCGTGGAGAGCGCTGTAGAAGTTTCGCTTCGGTGACAGCCGCAACTTTTGCTGCCACGGTTTAGATTGCCCGCAAACACAACTCTTTCGTTTCCGCAGTCGCAGCGGCACAGCCAACGGCGATTCCCTTCATACCGCACTACAAGCCAGCGGTCGAAGCGGCAGCCGACAAGGGCGGCCCTTCGCCGACCGTTCACAGAGACAAGTTTTAATGGTAGGGCAGCATTGGGCATCATCGCCGCTCCATCGGCTTTGGTGTCAAGTCCTCGGCCCATCCGCACGATGGGTCGAGGGCGCTACGTATGTTTGTACGATTGTCCTGACTATCAAGTTAACGATCTGTAATGAAGCGCATGACTACGGTCGAACCTTTCCCCTGTCCGCCGCCCCCGCATGTGAAAAGTATGTCCGGCCCCGACGTGCCGGGCATCTATTGTTATATCCCCGATGGTTGTTGTGGCCCGAGCCCATGCGACATCGGCGAGTTTGATCTGATTTGTCAGGTCCGCTCGCTCCTGCCCGAGGGCGATCCTTACAACAACACGGCCGAGCCGATCGCCACCCCGACGCCGACATATGGCGCTGTCACGGTCGGTTGCGCGCGCGTCGGTTGCGAGCAGTTAGTCATGGGGAGTTGCTGTAGCCTCGACATTATCCCCTGCCAGGTCGATCCGGTCGCGCCGCAACTCGCTGTCGTCGATGCATTCGGCGCTGCGGCTTATCGCGTGCTCCGCGCACTCTGCGACATGCTGCGCGAGCTCGACCCATGCACCGCCAGGCAATTGATTCGCCAATGGGCTGAGCGCATGGGGATCAAGCACCCGGACCCCTGCGGCCCGGGGTGGTCGGATTACATCCTCGCATTTCTAATTTGCTTGATTACCCAACTCCGCAGCCGGGACGAGCCGGTGACGTGGGATTTTTTGGTCGAGCTCGGCAAGCGCATGGGCGCCGACCTGGTCATGCGCTACGCCGGCGATTTCAGCGACGCGCATCCAGGCGGCTGGTGGACGATGGCGCGCGACGAGCCGGTCTGTCCGCCGCGTCTGCCGTGTCCGCCCGACCCCGCGGTGACTGCCCGCGGCCATCCAAACGATCCTGATATGTGGATGCGCTCGACGTGCGAAACG